GCTTTACATCATACACAGCAGAGTTGTTAGCAAGGCTACGCTGTCCTTGTTGTTCCCACCATGCTCCGGCTTTAGCGTGTGCCATACGATCATCACTGAGATCGCTTAAAGAGATCATCGCAGAACGCCGCACACCACCCACAACAACAACCTCCCCGATCTTGCACAGAATATCATGGCATTCAAGGGACGACAGACGACGATTTTTGGCCGCTTGGAACTTCCTAATAACAAATTTGAATAGTTCAACGAGGGGTTCTGGACCAGAAGCTCTGCCTCCAAAGGTCTTAAGTCTGGAGCCAGCAGGTCTAACTTTGGATACATCCCAGGTTGCAATTTCTCCAGCGTATAGTAAAGCAATGAGTTGTCGTAATGCTTTAGCCCAGCCCTCTTTGCTGTCGGATACCACGATAGTAGTTTTACTATCGAATAACTGATCAGGGACTTCAGGGAGTTGATTAACATACTTAGCCTCTACTGAGAATCCAACACCTGTACCGCATAAGAGGATGTACATCGCCTCATCAAAGGACTTAGGATCGTCGATAGGCAGATAACTACAGTTATAACCAGCAATGTTCTGACGCTCAAGTGCCTCTCCAGCAGTCATCATACAACGCATCGAAGGCATCACATCCATATTAAGGATAGCTTTATGCACTGTCTTGTAGATGTGTTGTGGTATCTCATACTTGTGTTTGTCTAACAGTTGTTTCTTCATGAATGCCATATAGCGTTCAACTGTTTCACTCCAGTTCTCACGCCTGCCTTGTTCGTCAATGAAACGACTATAGCGGCTTTTGTGGATAAAACTTGAGTAGTTATTTAACTTCATTCTTCTTCCTCTTCGGTGTCATCTATTTCGTCAACAAGTTGGTCAAACATGGCTTCGATTCTGTCCTCAAACCTGTCTACCAGTTCTTCCGCTGTTATGTTCAATATCTCAAGTAGAGATATTTCATCCAGTCTCTTAAGCTTTTCAAATAAGTCCAGAATCGTTAAAGCCATAGTTACTCCTTATAGTACTTACTCTTTACTAAGTCATAGTTCTCAATCACATACTCCAGATAGTGTACTGCTTTAAGTAGATCTTCTCTACCATTCTTTCGTTGGTGTCTCTGTACATACTTAACAACATTAGCTAACCAAGGGTCTAAAGACCATGCTGAGATAACATCCCAAGGTTGTAGTGTTGTCTGCTTGTAATGATCACCACCAACCTGTTTAGCTTGGTTTGAGTATCTCGGCAGCAATTGGTTCACTCCTTCTTTGTTGTTGCCATCCACCACAGTCCTGGCATTGATAGCGTTGGTACTTTCCTGTGAGAGAGGTACTAAACCCTCGTCTCTGTAGATTGACACTAGAGCATCGTGTACAGCTTCGGTGGTCTTTGTTGACACTGACGTTAGGGTGGGTTCGAATCCAGGGAAGAAATCGCTCATAAACCTTCTCCAGCAATAAGACATCCTGTTTATTGTACTTCTCCATGACTTCCCATGCTGCTTTGTCTTTGTTCATACACTTGATCCAAAGTTCAAAGCCTTCATGTTTAGTCTTTTGTCCTAATCCTAACGCCCTAGCTACATAGTCCAGCTTGTTACTAGGAAACCTAAATTCCTTTCTAGCAGTCTTCAGCAGATCAATCTGATGGTAAGGTGCTGGAGGAGACATACCAGCCTCGAGGAACTCTTTATTAAGTGTAGGTATGTCAAACCTAGTTCCATTGTAATGTACAACAGCATCGCATTCGTCTAAGAGACTATGAATCTTCTTTAACATAGTCTTCTTACCATTTAGGATACTACTGAACATTAACTGATCACCTTGATACCACTTAGCGGACCAACACAAAACACTACTACTGTCTACAATCTGACTGATACTGATGTTCTGTTGAAATAAACCCCAGACATAAGCAGTGTTAGGTGCTGATTCGATATCAAGTAGCAGGATTCTCATCAGCGTCTGAGTCAGCGTCTGAGTCTGTACTATAGTGTGACGGATCATCGTGTCCGAAGATATTAACGATCTTTCCGAACTGTTCAACAAATACTTTCTTTTTTATATCGTAACCGTAGTAAGCACCGATAGCTTCACATGCTCTTTCTAACAACTTAGTCCATACAATACCATCATCGTAGGTAGCATTGATCTTAACCATGTAGTCTAGCGGGTAACCAAAATCAACATTGAACTTCTGTTCTTTTTCGGTTTGTTCTGACATTATTGTCACATGAAAACTAATTCTGCTATCACTCATCATCATCTCCATTCATTAGGGCATCCCAGGCATTAGGGAATATTTCAGAGCAGACTCGGCAGATGTTCTCTGCAACGATCCTTGTCTCTGCTTGGGCTTCCTTTGCTAATCTTAATTGACATACTCTAGCAAAGGCGTAAAGGCTCCCACTCCAATACCATTCAGTCATCATGGATTGGGGGAGTATCATCCTAGCTTGCTCAGGGCAAATACCTTCCTTGAGCATTAGGTCGTACAATGTTACCATATAAGCAGTGTATTTGTCAACTGTTGCATTCCAATCAGTGTGACTTTTTACTGGTTCTGATGAACTTCCTTGCTTGACATTTGGTGCTTTACGTCTGAAGTAAGTAGGCTGATAGAACTCTGGTGAGCTATCAACATAGCGTCTACTGACTTCATTCCATGCTAACCCTACTGTATGCTTCATCAACTGTCTAGCTACGAAGATCGGTGCTTTGATCCTGAACTGAATAAAACAATGACTGAAGGGACTCCAATGGTTGTGCTTAGCTAGGTAATTAATAAGCTTGACATCTTTAGGATCTAACACTGGTAAAGGAAAGTAATGATTGCTTTGCTCTATGTCATACCAACTAACAGCCTCTGACTCTTTATCAAAGCTAACACGAGCAGCATTAACTACTGTTAAATCATCGCCCATATGGTTGATGTAATCTACTTTAATGTTTGCCATAAACCTTTCTCATCCTTGTGGCTTGTTTACTTTCCTCTACAGTCTGTTTCTTCAGGTGTGTTTCCCACAGTTTAGCCTTCTCAGCTAGTTCTATGAAGTGATTAAGACTAACTAGTGCTAAAGGATCAGATCTATTCTGCTTGATGACTAAGAGGGGTTCTTTGTCTTTTCCTTCACAGTGCCGTATTGCTTGTTCATAGTCAGTGTAGACTGCGATTCTTGCTCTGTTCTTGCACTCAATACCGTACCTAAATCGTTCCAGTGCATTCGTCGAGAGCCAGACATCCTCGCCCTGTGTACCCATTGGTGTGCTTTTACAATCATGTTCGCTTAGCTTGAAAGTATCTCTTAGTTTTTGCACTACCAACTTTTGCAGCAGTCTTCCTTTGTTTTTTGCGCTTGAAGGCTTCAATGTCAATCTCCGTCCAATTACTTATCCAGCTCTTAGGAATAATCATGACAGCATTGCAATCATTTTCTCCTACCGCCGCTGCTAAGTGTACTTCATCATTATTTTCGTATGTCAAAAAACCAACAGACTTACACTTTGCTAAAGCCCCAGTGCCCTTTATTTGCCATCCTGAGCTGGCTACAGCATCTACCCATTCTAGGTAGACGATGGTGTTGGTGGTTGCCATACTTCATCCTCCTTACGTCTAATCCACAGTAGTTGTCCGTTCTCTAACACACGCTCAGTATTACCATCATAAGCCTTCAGGACAGCCTCATACATAGCTATGTCAGTATCATAATCACCTAAGATCTTGTCAGCCTTTTTAGGACCAATACCACGTAATCCTTCGATGTTATCTACCTTATCACCAGTAAGGATTTGACGATAAAAGTTCTTAATGGCTTCTTTGTCATTCACGTAATAATGTTCTTTCTTTACCGGATTGTAGTGATGACCAGGAATCATATCTAAATCTTTGTCAATAGTTACGATGACTGATTCGTCTCGTAAAAGTGTGGCATGGATTCCGATTGCATCGTCAGCTTCTTGTCCGTCAACCACTTTGAAGTCCCAAGCAGTACGGAGATACTCACGAAGACTATGAAGATGAATGGGCCTAGGCGCATCTTTTCTGTTTCCTTTGTAGGGTTGTGTCTTAGCGATGTTATACCTGAAGTTATTCTTACCTGTTAGATAACCAATACAATCATCGGAAGAGAGGTCTATGTAGACCAACTCCTCCAATAATTCTGCCAGCGTCTTTATGGCTACTTGCTCTGTTTCTTCGTTACAGGCAAAGCCTACACGATAACAAAGAATATCACCATCAATGATAGGCAGATTAATCATCACAGTACGTCGTCAGTTTCCTCTTCTTCTTGCTTAGGCTGTGCACTGTAAGTGACTAAGTCAGTTACCACTAGCTTCTTCAGTGAAGGAGATACACCTTTCTTATTCTTAAAGGTCCATGAGTATGAACCCATGACACAGACAGCCTTTGTACCGTTACCGATATGAGCCATAACTTGATCACCATTCTTATCTAATGCTTTGATCTCATGGTTACTCTTAGCGGTAATGTAAAAGCCTTTACCTTCTTTGTTTCGAACAGAGATACCCATATCTTCCAAAGCCTTAACAGCCTTATCTGACAGATTTGTCAGATCTACCTGATACTTGCCAGACATATCGTTAGGCTTATCAAGGAAGGGCCACATCAAGGTTGCTTCAATACGTACAGGTTTTTGTTCCATGTTAATTTCCTCAGTAAAATTACAACTACAGTCTATCAGTTCATCTTAAACTTGTCAAGCAATATTCTACTTTGTACCTCAGCTATCATTGATTCTGTAGCTGATTCAGCAATAGAATGTAGCAATGCCAACATCATACGGTTTGATACTAATTTATCACTGTTAACGTCCATCGTTACATAACCAGATTCATCCTTTCCTATCTTAATAGTTACGACAAGAGAATCAATCTCATCAAAGTTGGTAATCATCAGTGTGTTTCCTTCCAGTTGTTTCCTACTTTGTATTCACCTGTTAGAGGACAACGTAAACCCAAGGTAACACCAGCCTTCTCAATAGCTGCTACAGCGAGTTTACCAACATCATCAGCATACTGCTTAGGACATTCTATCTGCCATTCATCATGGACATTAGCCACAAAGTGTGCAGGTATCTTGTGTTTCTTCAGTGACTCGTGTAGGTGGATCAGACCTTGCTTCATAGAGATCGCACCAGCCCCTTGAAGTAACGTGTTAAGTGCTGCGTGTTCCGACCGTACCCATAATCTACGACCGTCAAGGGCAGGTAAATACCCTTTCTCTGCATACTTGCTAACTTTATCTTTAAGCGTTTTGAGAGCTGGCGTATTCTTAAGGAAACTGGAAATGAGTCTTTTTCCCTCTTCGGCACTCCCTTGTACAATTGATCCAATCTTAGCCGGCCCTGCTCCATAGAGAAACGCATAGATGAACGTCTTTGCTTGCG